AAGCGGACCTGCCGCCCCAGCTTGAAGGAGCCGACCCGCCGACGATGCAGCGGATCATCCGTGGCAAGGTCGATGAGGTGATGGCGATGCTGTCTGATGAATCCTCGAAAATCTGGGAGGCGGATGACTCAGCTTGATTCACTCCTCGGGATCTTCCGCCGGAGCTGCCGCCCGCCGGCGCGGTTGGCGCCGTCCGAGTGGGCGTCGGGTCGCGTCGTCATCCAGGACGGACTGACTCCGAAATACATGGTGGAAAACGCGCCGTGGCAGCGCACCCCGCTCGACGTGGTCGGGAATGCCGACTCCAAGGAAATCGTTTTCCTCGCGCCCATCGGCACCGGCAAGACCACGTTCATGGAGGCGGCGTTGCAATACATCATCGCCGAGGACCCCGGCCCCACCCTGCTAGTCGGCCAGACCGACGACGATCTCAAGGACTGGGCCGAAACGCGGATGGACTACGCTATCAGGAACACCCCCGACACCGCCGCGCTGCTGCCGGAGGACCGCCACAAAAAGCGGAAGATGCAGATCCTCTTCCCGCACATGTCCCTCTTCCTCACCGGCGCCAACCTCTCCGGCCTGCAATCAAAATCCATGCGCCGCGTCTTCTGCGACGAGGCCTGGCAATACCGCCCCGGCATGCTCAACGAAGCACGCGGCCGACTTCATGACCGCTGGAACCGGCAGTTCTTCATCCTCTCCCAGGCCGGGTCCAAGGGCGACGAGCTGGACAAAGCATGGCAGCACACCGACCGCCGCGAGTTCTCCTTCCCCTGCCCGAAGTGCCAGACCCTCCAGCCATGGAAATGGTGCAACGTCGTTTATCCCGAGGATGAGACGCTTGACACGTTAGCCAGAGCGCAGGCAGCGCACCTCAAGTGCGACAACGCCGATTGCGACTGGACCTGCGCCGACTCACCCCAGCCGCGCCGGGCGCTCGCCGAGTCTGCCTGCTATGTGCCGGCCGCCGAGGGCCTGCCCGGTCACGTCGGATTTCACTACAACGTCCTTTGCAACTGGCGCAAGCCGCTCTGGGAGATCGTCCTGTTATGGCTCGAAGCCAAGGCCGCGCAGCGCGTCGGCAACCTCGACCCGCTCCGGCAGTTCATCCAGAAGCGGCTGGCAGAACCGTGGGAGGAAGACCTGACCGACAACCGCACCGCGCTCATCGGCAACGGCTACCTCGGCAGCGAGTATGCCGAGAAGCAGAAGATCGAGGACGAGGCGCAGCGGTTCCTGGTGGTGGACAAACAGCGCGACCACTTCTGGGCTGGCATCCGCGCCTGGCGGGCTAACGGCGAGTCGATGCTGCTCTGGTATGGCCGCGTCGAGACCTTCGACGGCGTGCATGATCTCGCGCTGCGCTACGGCATCGCGCCCAAGCTCGTCTTCATTGACGCCCAGTATGACACCGACCAGGTCTATTCCGCCTGCGCCCGCATGGACTGGACCGCCCTCCACGGCTCCGGTCAGAAATCCTTCGCCTTCAAAAAGCAGAACGGCGACGTCGTCCACCGCGCCTTCACCCGGTTCCAGGATGCGGCGGCACCGGGCGTCGGCCGCGCCCGCTACGCGCATTGGGCGAGTGACCGGATCAAGGACATCGTCCACGCGCACCGGACCGGCCAGGCGGCGGCGTGGCACATCCCCGACGACGTCTCGCAGGACTGGCTCAAGCAGATCGACAGCGAGGTCAAGCGCGAGATGGTCAACGCCAAGACCAAACAGGCAGAATTCCGGTGGGTGCGGATTCGCAACAACAACCACGCCTTCGACGTCGAGGCCATGCAGGTCGTCGCCGCGCTCATGCTAAAACTCATCCCCGGCTTCGATGTTTGACAACGCGCCGTCCATGAATGGACGCGAAAACATTGCAGGTGGCTAGGGAGTGGGCGAGGGCTGGACTATCGGATCCGGTGATCGCCGCGAAACTCCGCGCCAACCACCGCGCGCTCATCCTCCAGAGCATGGAGCCGGGTGGGTTATCGACGCTCACGCAGGCTACCAAAAACGGCGTGCAGATGGGGAAGACCATGGGTCTATCCATCCCAGACACGCTCACCGCCATGGGCCGCGCCATGGAGTGGATCGAGCTCGGCTATGTGCCGCAGCAGTCGCGGTCGCTGGCTAGGTTTTGACACCCCGGCCATGAGCAATGGCCATTCTCGATCAATACGGACGCACGATTTCCTACAAGGCCGCCCGCGCAGCGAACGACAACCGGCATCGGCCGTGGGAACCCATCGAGAAAAAGGACATCTCCCAGCTCGTCCCGGCGCGTGACCGGTTGACTTTGCAAAGCCACGCCCGCCGCATCTATTTGAATTTCGGGCCGATCAAGAACGCGATCAACCAACGGAGCATGTATGCCGTCGGCCGCGCATTCGTCCCGCAGTTCAAGGGCCGTGACTCCGAGTTCGGCACCGCGGCGACCGACTGGCTCACCAGCAACTTCTACGCCATCGGCGACACGCGCGGCGGCATGCACGACCTCAAGACGAATTTTTTCGGATGGAGTTCCGCCATCGATGTGGACGGGGAATGTTTCATCCTCCTCACAGAAACCAAGACCGGCTTCCCGCAGTATCAGGGCATCCCGTCCCACCGCATCGGCAACCCGCACGGCTTCAGCGACGGCCCGCAGCGCGGCGGCACCTTGAGCGACGGCATTATCTACTACCCGTCAGGCGAGGCGAAGGAATACGCGTTTCTCGACAAGGACGGCAAGCTCTCCGAGTGGCTGCCGGCGTCCAACGTCATCCACTTATTCGACCCAGAGTGGCAGTATCAAGGCCGCGGGCTAACCGCCCTCACCCACTGCATCAACGACTGCCGCGACATCATCCAGTCCACCGAGTGGGAGCGCCTCGCCATGATGCAGATGAGTTCGATTTCCCTCATCGAATACAACGAGAGCGGCGGCCCGGATCCAGATGACAATTTCGGCCAGCTCGTCGGCAACGCCGCCGGCGACAAGGGCATGACCGTCGAGTCATTGGACGGCGGCACTGTCCGCTATTTCAAATCCAACAGCGGCGGCAAGATCGAGACGCTGGTGAACAACCGGCCCGGCAACCCGTTCTTGGAGTTCCACGACCGCCTGCTCAAGTCCGCCTATGCTGGTCTGAATTGGCCGTATGCTTTTTACAACGGCCACGGCGTCGGCGGCGGCACTGCCCAGCGCACCGAGATCGCCATGGCGCAGCGCTCCATCGAGGACCGCCAGGACCTGCTGTTCTACGCCGCCAAGCGCATCATTTCCTATGCCGTCGCCAAGGCGCAGAAGCGCGGCGACCTCCCGCAGTCCAATGACTGGTGGAAGTGGGAATTCTCCACCCCGCCCAAGCTCACCATCGACGACGGTCGCGTGATGAAGGAACTGGAGAGCGCCTACAAGTTAGGTTTTAAATCCGCTTCCGACGTGACCGCCGCGATGGGGAAAGAATACAAGGACGTCATCCGCCAGAAAGCGGAGGAAGCCGCCCTGCGCCAGACCATTGCCATCGAAATCGGCGCGAAATACGGCGTCACCATCGACCAGCGGGAACTCCTCATGATGACCCCTAACGAACCCTCCACCCCCTCACCCACCGATCCGAATGAAACTCCTCCAAATTGAAAACCGCGCCGGCAAGCTCCGGCTGAATGACGGCGTCCACAAGGATTCCGCCGACAAGCTCATCGACGAACTCGACAGCCTCTACGGCCCGTCCGCGGTCGCCGCACAGATGGTGATCGGCGAGGCCGTCTGCATCGCGGACGACGCGCTCGAAAGCGTCGAGGTGGAAATCAACTCCCCAGGCGGCAGTGTTTTCGAGGGCCAGCGGATTTACTCCGCGCTGCGCGGCATCTCCGCCCGCGGCGTCGAAGTCACCACCACCGTCAACGGCATCGCCGCCTCGATGGGCAGCGTGATTTTGATGGCTGGCGACAAGCGGCAAATGACCCACGGCTCGCGCATCATGATCCACGAAGCCTCCACCATCGTCCGCGGCGACGCTCGCACCCTCCGCCAGAACGCTGACCTTCTGGAAAGCATCAGCTCCGAGATCGCCGGCATCTATGCCGACCGCACCGGCGGCGACGAGAAGGCCATCCGCAATCTGATGTTTGCGGAGACCTGGATGACCGCGGACCAAGCCGAGGAAAACGGCTTCGTCCATGTCGTGCTCAAGGACGGGAAAGCCAAGGCTGAATTTGACACCGCCGAAAAGGGCAACATGAGCATTCTCTCAAAACTCTTCCCCGGCAACGACCAGGTCGCACAACTCGAAGCCTCGCTTGCCGAGTCCGAAACCCTCCGCGCCGACCTCGGCACCGCCCAGGCCCGCATCGAGGAACTCGCCCCGCTGGCAGAGATCAACGCCCAGCTTCAAGCCGACCTCTCAGAAGTGCAGGCCAAGCTCGACGCCGCCCAAGCCTTCGCCGCTGAAAACGTGCAAGCCCTCAGCGAGCTGACCGCCGCCGCGGAAGTCACCGAGGAAAAGGTCGCCGCTAAGGCCTCCGAGATCCTCGCCGCCCAAGGCCACCCCGCTCCGGTGCAACTCACCGGCGACACCGGCGAATCCGGCAAGACCCTTTACGCCCAATACAGCGAACTGAAGCAAAGCGACCCCCGCGCAGCCGCCAAGTTCTGGGACGACAACAAGGCGGCGATGCTCGCTGCCCGATAACTCTCCATCAACTAATCTACTAACTACCTCACATCATGGCTAACTCCACCACTGGAATTCAAGACGACATCATCTCGCGTGGCGTCATCAACGGCTTTACCGCCGGCATCGCACCACTCGCCGCGTTCACCACCGATTTCTCGGACAGCGCGAACCAAAAAGGGGACCGGGTTTCCGTTCCTCGCCTCGCCTCCACCCTCGACGCCGCTGCCGACAAGTCTGTCGGTGGTGCATACACCATCCAAGACATCGACTCCGATGCCGTGGAAATCGTGCTCAACAACCACAAATATGTGAGCATGGGTGCCGATGACATCGAGGTCGCCAACAGCTCCGCGCTCCTCCTCGAACGCTACGGCGTCCGCAAGGGCAACCTGCTCGCCAAGACGATCTTCCAGGCGATCCTTGGAAAAATCACCGCCGCCAACTTCGGCACTGCTGGCCTTACCTCCACCGCCGCCAACTTTGACGAAGACGATGTCGCAGACCTCGCCAACGTCGCTGACGAAGCCGACTGGGCAGCAGACAACCGCTACCTGGTGCTCTCCCCGGACTACATCGCCTCGCTCCGCAAGGTGGCGGAGATCAAGGATTCCAGCGGCTACGGCTACAACGCGATCCAAAGCGGCAACATCCCGATGCTGCACGGCTTCAAGATCATCATGTCTAACTATATCCCGGCCAACGGTGAAAACCTCACCGGCTTCATCACCGATGGATCGGGCCTCGCCGCCGCCTTCCGTTACCTGGCACCACAAGCCGGTAACAAATACGACCGCGCCGAGCGCGTGGTCGGTGATGGTGGCATCACCCTCGGTCTCCGCGAATGGTATTCCGAAGACTTCGGCAACCGCCGCGTCGTCATGGAATCCGTCTATGGTTTCGAGACCGGCCTCGCCGCTGGACTCAAGCGCATCGTTTCCGTCTAACCTAACCAGCCGGGAGGGTAAAACCTCCCGGCTTTCCTCCTCAAAAAAATGGCAGCATACGCAGTATTGATCGGCACCAAAAACGGCAAGCGCACAATGATTGCCGACGGTGGGACACTGGAAGTCCGCAAACTCTTCAAAGGCTCCGCCGGCGAAGGTTACGAACTCCTCGAAGTCCTCGAATCCACGGTCGGACGCACCCGCCGCAGAGGTTTCAAAATCAAGCCCGAGGTGAAAACCCCGGCAAAGAAAACCGCTAACGCCTAACTCTCTCTGGTTGGATTCATGGACAGCCGCCGTCTCGGGAAACCGGGGCGGCGGTTTTGCTTAGGGTAAAGACATGAGCGCAGGAAAAGGAGACACGCCACGGCCGGTTGACGGCGAGAAATTCCGGGAGCACTACGAGCGGATTTTCCGCCAGCCGCTCGCCGCAAAATTGACTTCCAGGCTAAGGCATGAACCGCTTGCAGAGTCGTCCTGTCATGAAGTATCGCCCGCCCAAGGTGATCGCGGTCGATGTGGACGGGACGATCCTGATCAACGGCGCCGCCAATGAGAGGGCCATCCTCTGGTGCCGCAGGAAAAAAGCCGAGGGCTATTCCCTGACATTGTGGTCGATGCGTGGCGAGGCGCACGCAAGGAAAGCAGCGGAACTATTCGGCGTGGTCGATCTGTTTGACCACATCATCTCCAAGCCCGGATTCATCCTCGATGACAAGGGCTGGACCTGGACCCGGTTCTCTCGCGTCGTGCGCGATCTGGACTCCGACAAGTTGACACCCAGCCCAGTGCATGAGCCTGATCGACGCATTCCTCCTGGCCGCTAACGACGAGATCGACACCGACTTCGGCACCTCCACCATGGTCTGCAACGGCCAGACCTTCGCGGTGGTGATGAATGACGAGCGCAAGAGCTACGACGGCGCGCTCGGCGGCATGGAGAGCGACATCAGCGCCAATGCCACCGCGCAGCCGCGCCACGTCTCCAACCCCCGCGGGATGCTCCAGAAACGCTGCACCGTGGACGGTATCAGCTATCGGGTGGCCGAGGTCGTAACCGGCCCGGTGGCCATCCACTTCACCCTAACCGACTCCAGCGATTCCCGATGATTGATGTGAACATCGAGATGGACCCCGCCACCCTGCGGAAGATGGAAGAAGTCCTGAAAAATTTTGCAGAGGCCACCGGCAAGACCGTCGAGGACGGCATCAACCAGATTGCCCGCGGCGGGGCTAAACGTCTGGCGACCAAAGTTCAGCCCTTCGGGCTTGGATCAAACACACAGGAGAAATTGCATAAAGTCGTCGCCAAGCAGGCGCACCGGGCCATCATCAACGCCAACGTCGAAGGCATCCAAGGGGACGCAGCAAGCGTCCACGCAAAAGCCCGTGACCACCGCGGAAGAGTCCCCAAGGGGATTCTGACGGAGGGCAAATACAAGCGCAGCCCGATCTCGTTAGCAGAACGAAACGCGCACGTCGACAAGGTGGTCAAGAAGATCGGAATAGCCAAGGCGGCGTGGATCGAGGCCGGAGAGAAAATCGATGGCACAAAAATCACTGTGCTGAAATGGCTGCGGACTCACGTCGGCAATGGCTTCGGATCTGCTACGAAAAAGGACAAGGGGATAAACTACTCCGTCACGCTGCAAAATTCCACGCCCTACATCGGGAGCATCCAATTCACCGAAGACACCGCCGCCGCTGAGGCGGACGCATATGTGAACGGGTTCAAGTGGATGCAGACCACCATCGACAAGCACATCGAAAAGGCCAACCAGGAATTATGACCACCACCCAACGCATCAAGGACACCCTCGTTTCCTACCTGACAGAAAACTCCCCGGCGGAATCCATCATGGTGGCCGACGCCACCGCCCGCGAGACCTTCACCCTGCCCTGCCTGGTGGTGGACATCCAAGGCAGCGCCGCCCACTCCGCCGCGCTCCACATGGTCTCCACCGCCGAGGTCACTATCACGCTGCGGGCGCACACCGGCGACGAGCCGGAGGCGGACATCGCCGCGTGGATCGACCAGCTCGAAAGCCTGTTCTTCGACCAGTCCGCGATGGTGGACGCGCTCAACCAGCAGCACGTCATTTTCTGGGACTGGACCTATAACGGCAGCGTCCAGAACTGGGACGAGGCGCTGCTGGAAGTGACCTTCACCGCCGCCTGCACCTTCGGCCGGATTTGACACGCCGCGATGGGGGAACAACACCCTCATGGCAGCCCAAATATACACTTCCGCCGCAGCCGACGAACTTCAATTCGGCATCACTAACGAGACGGGAATCGTCCTGACCTCATTCTCCCGCAACGTGCAGGCCGTGAAGACGGAAGTGCGCGACGCGGTCAACGACGTGGTGGCAGTGGCCTACTCGGGCCTGACCGCCGCCATCTCGCTTGAGGGCTTCGTCAACGGATCCGTCACCATGGATGTCGCCGCGCTGCTCACCCTCACCAACGACACCACCAGCGGCGGCCTCACCGGCGGCACCATCCTGGTGGACAGCTACAACGAGAGCGCCTCGCAGGGCGAGTTCCGCAAGCTCTCGGTGAGCGCGACCCAGTATGCCTCCTCGATGACCGAGCAGGCCTGATCCCTCAACACCCCGCTGGCAGACCGGGACCGTCTGCCGCCCCCTAAAAAATGAATCCCAAGCAAGAACTCTATCACACCATGAACATCATGGTCGCCAGCGTGCTGCTGACCTACGGCTTCAAGTTCGTCACCTTCACCCACATCATCCGCGCCGACGGCCGCGAGTCCAAGGAGTTCTGGTTCGAGGCCAGTTCCGACGACTGCCCGCTCAAGGCCGGCGAGGTCGCCTACTACGCCACCAAGGGCCACGAGGACATGGCGGCGAAGGACAAGGAAAGCCCCGTCCTCTGGATGCGCGGCGCGCTGATGAACCGCACCACGCTGGTCGAGATCGTCAAGACCTCCCCGCGCATGGTCGAGATTTCCAACGGCTCGCGCAAGGCACTCATCGCCGAGACCGCCAGCGAGGAAACCAAGCGGCAGGTCGCCGCAATGCTCTAACCTAAAAACAACAACATGACACAAGACACCGACCTGATGACAGACGATGAAGCCATGCGTGAAGCTGGCATGACCGCCGGACCCAAGCGCAAATCCAAGTTCGTGCTGCGCCCCATGACCGCGCTCTCGCTCTCCTGGCTGCAACGCAACCAGGTCTTCGAGGATTCCACCGGCGACAAGCTGTCGAAGACCGCCGCCTACATCTACCTGCACACCGAGCCGAAGCAGGACATCCGCAGCGTGGTCAACAACCACCAGGACTTCCTCGAAGCCGTGGACGTGTGGATGGAGACCCACATCACCTACCACAAGGAGCTGGAGCCGTTGTCTGAAGAGATGACCGAGGCCATGAACATCTACCTGGCCGCCAACACCGCCGCCACCAACAAGTCCGACCCAGAAATCCCGGCCTCAAAAAACTAGCCTCGCCCAGTTGGATCGCTTCCTATGTCCACCACATCGCAAGCGTGACCGGCTGGGCCTTCCGCGAAATCATGGAAGAACTCCCCATCGCCGCCGGCTTGCAGATCATCAACGCCGAGCTGATGACGCGCGGAGTCTGCCGCGTCTGGGCAAACAGCAGCTCGCGTTTTGACTCCGCCAGCGTAATTGACGAGGCATTCCAAAAACTTGTAAAACGATGAGCGGCATCAATGTAAAATTCGGCGCGACTGACGCGGGCTTCACCTCCACCATCAGCAAGGTCAAGGACTCCACCAAGAGTCTCGACACCACCGTTGCGACTGCCAGCACCAGCATCGGCAGCAGCTTCGCCAGCATGGCAGCGGCCGGGGCCGCGTTCGCGATTGGTTTCGGCGCGATCAAGGCGGCAGTGGCCGCAGTCACCAACACGTTAGGCACTTTCAGCGACGCGCTCGACCTCGGCGGCACCTTGTCCGACCTCTCAGACCAAACCGGCGAGACCGCCGGCAACCTGCTTGTGCTTCGCCGTGCGTTCGACAACAGCGGCGTCGGCGCGGATGCTGTCGGCACCACGCTCAACAAGTTGCAAAAAGCCCTGGTGGATGCGGCGGGTGGGTCTGCGGCGGCGGAGGAGAAGTTCAGTAGCCTCGGCCTGAGTTTTTCGGAGCTACAAGACAAGTCGCCGACCGAGCAGCTACGGATGATCGCCAAGGCGATCTCAGAATTGCCCACCCCGGCAGAGAAATCCGCCGCGGCGATGGAATTTTTCGGCAGGGCCGGCGGGCGCACGCTGGCAATGCTCCAAGATTTCGACGGCGCGGTCGCGGACGCAAAAGGCGAGCTGGGAACCCTGCCCGACATCATGGACAAGAGCGCCCGCACCTTCGATACGATCAGCGACAAGATCACGGTCATCGGCGGCAAGTTCAAAGAGTTCGCCGCAGGCGTTCTCAGTGAGATGACGCCGATGCTGGAGGCCATCACCACAGGTCTGGCGGGCATCGACACCGCTGCTATCGGCAAGAGCCTCGCCCAAGTCTTCCTCGGCGGCACCGAGGCGATGAAAGGTTTCGCCGCCGCTCTAACCGCGATGAAACTCGGCGAGTTCTCGCTGGCATTCGAGATCGCTTTCTTATCAATCAAACTCCAGGCGGCACAGACCGCTAATTCGATTTATGATCACATGAAGGCAGCCTTCAGAGCCACCGTGGAATTCATCGGCGTGGCGTTCGGTCCCGGTTCCGGCATTTTCACGGGTTTGAAAGCAGGCTTTGAAATGATCGGGTATAGTCTCACCCGCTCGGTTCTGGAGGCGCTCAAAGCGGTGGGCAACTCCATCGGCGAGATTTTCGACGGCCCGATGCTGAAAATCTTGAAAATCGTCAGTCCGGTTTCGGCGACGCTGATCGAGGGCTTCACCAAGATGGGCAATGTCTTCGATGGCACCATCAACGACATGGACCGCAATGTCGCCACGGCGGCCAACACCATGAAGAATGCCATGGGCCAAATCCCCGGCGACTTCATCCTCGCAGCGGAGGAGGCGAAGAAAGCGTTTCAGGAGTCGCTTAAATCCGCCGACCAGCTCATCCCCCTCACAAGCATGGAGCTTGACCTTCAAGAGAAAAAGAATGAGGTCATGAAGCTCCAGAACGAAGCGGCAATCGAGGCGATCAAGAAGTCAGGAGAATTCGGGGAGCTTGAAATCAAGGTCGGTGGCGAGCGCATATCCAATGTCGGAAGGATCAAGGAGCTTGAATCCGAGATCGCCAGCGCGAGAGCGACAGGCAACAAGCAGCTCGAAGCCGAGCTGACCGCCCAGAAGGCCTACTACGTCGAACTGGAACGGGCGCTCGCCGCCGGGAAAACTCAAACGGAGGCCGTCACCGAAGCGACGAAAGCCTACAACACCAGCCTTCAGAAGTCTGCTACTGAGGCCGGAAAACTGGCGAAACAGAAGCAGAAGATCAAGGAGGACATGATTCAAATCAAGACCGTCGGTGACTTGATCGCCAGGATCAACATGGCAGCCCCGGCCAAGACGTTTAGCGAAAAAGTAAAAATTGCGAGGAAGGACTTGAAGGATCTCGCAGACTTCATGGGCGGGGATTTCTCACGCATGTCGGTGCCGGACATCGCCAAAAAACTCGGGATTGATACGGCTAAAAAATCATCCAAAGAGTTGTTGGAAGAAATCCAGAAAAAGCTCGATGAAATCAAAAAGCGGCCGATTGAACTGCAAGTTGACAAAAACGCGCCCAAGCAAGACTTGGAAGCGATCAGAAAAGAGATCGGCAACCTAGACAAGGTTGTTGACCTCAACCTAAACGCCGACCCTAGCGTCGCCGCGATCCGCTCACAGATGGGTGAAGAAATCGACCTCGGCCTCAGCAGCTCCGTAGGGACCAGCATGCTCGAAACGCTCACCAGCGCAGTCGAGGAGATCAAGCGGCTAGTCGCACTCATCGAGCCGAAACTCCCCACCGCCGCACTCGGATACTAACGTCACAACCCCATGGCCACCATTTACGAAAAAACCGCAGGCGCGCTCATCGCCACGCCCGGCCGCAGCGTCGCCACCTTCCCGAGCGGGCTTTGCCGGGTGGACCAGACCTACGTCTGCGCCACCGCCGCCGCCGCCACCCACCGCGCCGCGCTCGCGGTCGGCAACACCATCCCAGACGGCAACGACACGCCCTCGCTGGAACCCCTGGCGATCTTCCCGCAGGTGCAGGAAATCGAGCGCGGCGACGGCTTTACCGAGTTCAAGGTTTCCGCCTACGGCCAGACGACCACGCAAGGATCTGGCACCGCCCGCAAGCTCTCCGGCATCCAACTATTGCCGGTAGTCACGCTCGGCGGGGCGCTGGTGGGGAATCCCCCAACGGCCAGCGTCCCCGTTTACTTTTCACTATGGGCGATCACTGGCTTCCTCGTCCTACCCTTCGGCGAGACCACCAACATCTCGCAGATTGAATACGACCCAGAACTCGGCAACGCCTTCGATTTCTACCAGACAGCAGGCAATCTTCTCAGCTACTCCAAACAATCCGACACCGACTACCTCGTTAATCTTGAAAGCGGCGCGGTCGGCACTGTCACGTTGACCGCTCCCACCATGCTGATCGACTCCTACACCAACTTCGGCTCCTACGCCCAGCTTCGCATCACTATCAGCCGCGGAACCATCATCACAGTCTTCCAATGAAAAAGAAGCTACCAGTTGATTTTGAGGAAAAGTTACAACTCCCGCCGGCTGTCGGCGGGTTGGGCTATCCCTACCGCATCTCCGCGGCCGACTTGATGCTGAATTTCAACTATCTCGACCAGTGGCCGAAAAGCCCCGGCACCGGCGACCTGATGTATTACGACGGCGGCGAGTGGGTCTCGCTGCCCGCGCCCAGCGGCACCGGCCTCCACGTCCTGACGCACGACGGCTCCACGCCGTCATGGACCGCCACCGAGGAGTGCTGACCCATGCCCACGATCAAGACCAACGCCAGCGGCAAGGTGGTGCTCAAAGGAGGCAAGCCGTCCTGCGGCTGCTGCTGCGCCGACGAGTGGCTCGTCGTGGATTTCGCGGGATCTGGCGCTGGTGGATCTGCTTCCGGCTCGATTTGCGCCGCTGGCTTCGGGTGGGCTCCTTGCTGGTGCGAGAGCGGGACTTATGACGATGCAGTGGATTCTACCCGGCAGCATATTTTAACCAATGTGGGTCTGGCCCGCTGCGACGGAGTCTGGACGTCGAGCGTCAACTTCACGGTCAAAGCCCACTGGGATCGGATGTGTGAGAGTTACATCGAAGGGACAGACCGTTGTGACCCTCTGGAATCCTCAGCCGGAACCTTGTCCGTGACTTACAAGGGGGTCACCAAGACCGCCGGCATGACCCTCATCCACGCGGAACGAGGGACAAATTGCACCGCTGAAGACGTCGGCCTCACCATCACCGTCTACGCCGCCGCGCTCGGCGATGGCAGCTATTTCGAAATCACATGACCGACTGCGAGCACTACCAGAACGGCTGCCGGCTCGGGCTGCACGGCGGCAAGCCTCTGCCTGGCAACTGCCGCGCCTGCATGGCGGCGGGCGAGAACCACGAGGAATACGCCGCGAGGCTTTTCGCGGCCTTTGAGCGCAGCCGCCTGCCCGCCGCGCCGGAGATGGCCGCCAACCTCGCCCGCTCCGCGTCCCGCTTCGCCCGCAGCGGCTTCGCCCTCGCCGATGCCGAGACGCTCGCCAGCCGCGAGGCCATCTGCCAGAACTGCCCGCAGTGGGACGCCGCCGGGATGCGCGGCACCGGCCGCTGCAAGAAGTGCGGCTGCTCGACATGGGCCAAGCTCCGCATGGCTGCGGAAAAATGCCCGCTCGGCCACTGGTGACGCTTTGACAAGCCGCGCCAGTCAAGCACCCCTGACACGCCATGAACCTATCCAACGCCCGCGCCACCTTCGGCCTCAACTGCCGCGCCACCCCTACCAGCTCCAGCGTCACCGGCTCCGTCCAGGTCGGTGCCAGCAACACCTCCGTCGCGCTCCCTAACGCCAACGTCGCCTACACCGTCCGCGCGATCTTCGCCGGGTCCGGCAGCTTCACCCTCGCCACCACGACCAACACGGTCAGCGCCGCCTCGGCCTGGACCGCCGGAGCCGCCCAGGTCGAGACCGCCACCGCCGCCGGGAATATCAGCGCCTCGGGCGCGGGCAACGCGTCGGTCACCGTCACCGCCGCTGGCATGACCGGCAGCCCCAAGACCCTCCTCGTCCCCGTGGCGAACAGCGACACCGCCGCCACCTGGGCTGGCAAGGTCCGCACCGCCCTTGCCGCCGATGCCGCCGTCAGCGCGCTCTTCACCGTGGGCGGCACCACCACCGCCATCAGCCTGACCCGCAAGCCCACCCAGTCCTTCACGGTTCCGGGCGGCACGCTTCCCCTCTACGCCGCCAACGACGCCACCCTCAACATCGCCCTTGCCAATGGCACCTCCACCGGGATCACCGCGGCGGCCACCAGCGCGAACACCACCACCGGAGTGCTCACCGCCGGCGTGAAAACCTACGACAACGCCACCGACTTCGAGGGCGTCACCATCCCGACCATCACCCCGCAGGCCATCCTTTTCAGCAACGCGGGAGCCTCCAACGTCGACGCGACGGGAGCAGTGGTGGGCGACTTTTACTCCCTGAGTGCCGGCGGTTTTGCCGCCAATTCCGGCAATGGTTCCAGCCCGCTTGTAAGCGACACCACGTTTGCCTTCAGCGCCACCGACACCACCGACCTCTCCATCACCGTCATCGGTCAGGCCTAATAACCCCATGGCCCGCGCCGGAAACATTTCCCTGCCCAAAACCTACGCTGGCGACACCTGGGACGGCCTCACCTGGGCCATCTCCGACGCCGCCGGCGACACGGAATACGCAGGCACCCTCACCCTCGTCCGCTTCCAGCTGCAGGACTCCAGCGGCGCGGCCGTGCTCACATTAACCAGCGCGGACCCCGCCGCCGTCGCCATCAACTCCGCCGCCCCCTACGGCTGGAGCGTGACGGTCGAGCCGCGGGTGCTCGCCCTCGCTCCCGGCGACTACACCTTCGGCCTGGAGTTTTCCGACAACTCGACCACCCCGGCCCGCGTCAAGACCCGACTCGCCGGCACCCTGCCCATCCTGCCCGACCCCTG